TATATTACAAAAATAAAAACTATTTTGGAAATTTTTGGTAAAAAGGTAACACATTAAAAATATTTGAATCGAGGGATGAAAAATATTTTAACATCAGAAAGGAGGCAAAAAGTGCAATTCTTCAAAGTCAGAAAGAAGCTAGATTCAAAGAAAAACACGTTGGATATTTATCCAGATTTCTGTGTTGGACGTTTTGACGATTTTATGGTTCGTGGAAGAAATTTCTACGCTGTCTGGTGTCCAGGAATTGGTTTGTGGTCTCAGAACGAATATGACGTTCAAAAGATTATTGATGACGAGCTTCAAGAATACTACGATAAAGTAGAAGGAAGATTTGAAGCCGATATTCATGTCGGATGGGCAACATCTTATGGTTCTGGATCTTGGAGAAATTACAACAGATGGGTAAAAGATCTTCCAGATAATTTCCATCAGTTGGATACTAAGGTTATTTTCTCCAACACAGAAGTTACAAAAGATGACTATGCGACTAAGCGTCTTCCATATTCTCTTGAGAAGGGTCCAATTGAGAATTACAATATTCTGATTGACACTCTTTATGATAAGAATGAGCGACAGAAGATCGAGTGGGCTATTGGATCTGTTATTTCTGGCGAAAGTCGAGACATTCAAAAGTTCTTAGTATTTTACGGCGAGACTGGAACTGGTAAGTCAACAATCATTAATATTATTCAGAAACTGTTTGAAGGATATTATGTAACATTTGACTCTAAAGCTCTTGGAAGTAACAGTGATCAGTTTGCCGCAGAGGTATTCAAGAACAATCCAATAGTTGGAATTCAACACGATGGTGATTTATCCAGGATTGAGGACAATACACGAATCAATTCAATTACCTCTCATGAGGAAATGTCTGTTAATGAGAAACACAAATCTCGATACACGACTAGGATTGATTCATTTTTGTTCATGGGTACAAACAAACCTGTCAAGATTACTGATGCACAGTCAGGAATTATTCGACGTCTTATCGATGTCCATCCTTCCGGAAGGAAATTATCTCCAGATAAATATTTTGAGATTGTGTGTAAGATTGATTTTGAATTAGGAGCGATTGCCCAACATTGTCTTGATGTATATTCTACTCTTGGAAAGAATTATTATTCTGGTTATCGTCCAATTGACATGATGTTCAAAACTGATGTATTCTTCAATTTCGTTGAGTCTTGTTATTTTACATTCGAGAAACAAGATGGATGTACTCTTAAGCAAGCTTACGATATGTATAAGGATTACTGTGATGAATCTCTTGTTGAATACAAGATGCCAAAGTATAAATTCAGGGAAGAGCTTAGGAATTACTTTAGACACTTTGATATTTCAACTCGTGTTGAAGGTAAACAGGTAAAGAATTACTACACAGGCTTCTTAACCGATAAATTTACTAATGCAGCTACAATTGATAGCAGTCCAGAAGAGCTAGATGTTCTTACGCTTGATAAGACTGAGTCTATATTTGATCGGAACTATACTCAGTCTAAAGCTCAGTATGCTACTAAAGCTGGAACACCAACAAAGAAGTGGGATAAAGTCACTACAACACTTGGTGATATTGATACTTCGAAGTTGCATTTTGTAAAGGTGCCAGAGAATCATATTGTGATCGACTTTGATCTAAAGGGTCCTGACGGAGATAAGTGTGCTGAACTAAATCTTGCAGCAGCTAGCAGATGGCCAAAAACCTATGCCGAGTTTAGTAAGAGTGGAGCTGGTATTCATCTTCACTATATTTACGATGGCGATGTTAATAGGTTAAGTCGTCTTTATGACGATGGAATCGAGATCAAAGTATTTTCTGGCAATGCTTCTCTAAGAAGAAAGCTGTCATATTGTAATGATTTGCCAATTGCTCATATTTCAAGTGGCCTCCCCCTTAAGGAGGAGAAAGTGATTAATTTTGATAGAGTAAAGACTGAGAAACATATTCGATCTCTCATTGCTAAGAATCTGAGAAAAGAAATTCATCCGGCAACAAAGCCAAGTGTTGATTTTATTGCTGAGATCTTAGATGAGGCATATTCTTCTGGCGTTGTGTATGACGTTACCGACATGCGAAACAAAGTATTAACTTTTGCTATGAATAGCACAAATAATGCTGAGTATTGTATGAAGGTAGTTTCTAGAATGCACTTCAAGTCTGATATTACAGCTGATGAGCTTACAAAGCCAGATGAGAATGACGGTAAGATCGTATTTTACGACGTTGAGGTATTTCCCAATCTATTCCTAGTTAATTGGAAGTATATGGATTCTGGAGATACTTGTGTCCGAATGATTAATCCAACACCTCAAGAAATTGAGGAACTGTTTAAATTTAAACTTGTTGGATTCAACAATCGAAGGTACGACAACCACATTCTGTATGCTCGATATTTGGGATACAACAATGAAGAGCTGTATAATCTAAGTCAAAAGATTGTAAGCGGACAAAGCAAGAACTGCTTATTCTCCGAAGCATATTCTCTGTCGTACACCGATGTTTATGACTTCGCTTCTGCCGGAAACAAGATGAGTCTGAAGAAGTGGGAGATTAAACTTGGGTTACATCACAAAGAGCTTGGACTCCCTTGGGATCAACCAGTAGATGAAAAAGACTGGCAAAAAGTGGCTGAGTACTGTGATAACGATGTTATTTCTACAGAAGCGGTATTTAAACATCTGTCTGGAGACTTTGCAGCAAGACAAATTCTGTCATCATTGGCAGGCATGTCAGTGAATGACTCTACTAACCAACTTACAACCAAGATCATATTTGGTAATGATAGGAATCCTCAGAGTGAGTTTATTTACACAGACCTCAGTAAGGAGTTCCCTGGTTACAAATTTGAGAATGGCAAGAGTTCATATCGTGGAGAGGATCCAGGAGAAGGCGGTTACGTATATTCCAATCCAGGAATGTACACCAATGTAGGATTGTTTGATATTAGTTCGATGCATCCTTCATCTATTGTGGCACTTAACTTATTTGGTGACAAGTACACCAAGGTGTTTAAAGAACTAAAGGAAGCAAGAATCTATATTAAGCATTCCGACTGGGAAGCTGCTAGAAAAGTTCTAGGTGGTATTTTAAAGCCGTATGTCGATGCTTTAGAGAGTGGTAATGCTTCATTTACTGCTAAAGATCTAACATTGGCACTAAAGACCGCAATTAATTCTGTTTATGGTCTAACTTCTGCCGCATTCGATAATAAATTCAAAGATCCAAGGAATATTGACAATATTGTCGCAAAGCGCGGAGCTCTGTTTATGATTAATCTCAAGCATGAGTGTGAATCCAGAGGTTGGACAGTTGTTCATATTAAGACCGATTCTATTAAGCTTGCAAATTGTACAAAAGAGATGGAAGATTTCGTAGTAGAATACGGAAAGAAATATCAGTATGATTTTGAGCATGAAGCAACGTATGATAAGATGTGCATTGTAAATCAAGCAGTTTATATTGCGCATGAGTCTTACGGAGAAGAAGAGGGAAAATGGACAGCGACAGGAGAACAGTTCAAGCATCCGTATGTATTTAAGACCCTATTTTCTAAAGAGAAGATTGAGTTCAAAGATAAATGCGAAACTAAAGCAGTCCAAAAGGGCGAAATGTATTTGAACATGAATGAAAGTCTTCCAGAAGGGTCTAACTCATATTCGTTTGTCGGAAAAGTTGGAGAATTTGTTCCAATTAAATCTGGTTGCGGTGGTGGTATTCTAGTTAGAAGAAACGGCAATAAGGATTATGCTGTCTCTGGAACAAAGGGATATCGATGGTTAGAAAGTGAAACTGTCAAAGAGTGTTCTAAAGAAGATGATATTGATCTTGAGTATTTTAGAACTCTAGTCGATGAAGCAGTTTCCGATATTTCTAAGTATGGTGATTTTGAATGGTTCGCTTCGGACCAACAAGATTTACCATGGTGTGATAAAGAAAACAAAGAATGTTCTAAATGTAACGATACAAAATGTATCCATAACGAAAGGAAGTAACAATGGCTTACGAAAATCTTAATCTTGAGGGTGTAAAGGTTATTTTTAGGAACTTTGAGGGAAGACCTTCAAAGTATAATCAGAAGGGCTCTCGTAATTTCTCAGCAATTCTGACCGATGACGATGCTAAGCGAGCAGAGGATCTTGGATTCAATGTAAGATATCGTCCAAGTCGCGATGAGGGTGAGCCTGATATTCCAACACTTGCTGTTTCTCTTAGCTATGATAATTTCCCACCAAATATTTACACTGTCGTAACAACTTCTGTTAATGGTGTCGACCGTCATAAGAAAGTTCTTATGAACGCTGAGACAATTGGCATGCTTGACTATGCCGACATTATCAATTGTGATATTACTATCCGTCCTTATCATTGGGAGGCTAATGGTAAGACTGGTGTGAAGGCATATGTTAAGAACATGTATGTAAACATTATGGAAGATCCATTCTATGCTAAGTATTCTGATGATATTTCTGAAGAGAGTGGAGAAGTAGATGGCGGAGAGGATATCCCATTCTAGGGTAAATCTCTACGACTATCAAAAAGAGGCACTAAAGAAGCTTGGTTCTGGCTCCGTCTTAAACGGCGGAGTCGGATCAGGCAAATCTATAGTTGCAATCGCATATTACATGTGGAAAGAATGTAATTGCATTTTTGATAGCGATGGAAACATAGAGAAGCTGAGAACTCCGAAAAACTTGTATATAATTACACCGGCAAAGAAACGGGATAGTCATGAGTGGGATTCAGAGCTGTTGCCATTTTTGCTAAAGGCTGATGATAGATCTTTTTATGGGACCAACACAGTTATAGATAGTTGGAACAATATATCCAAGTATGTTGATGTTAAAGATGCTTTCTTTATTTTTGATGAACAGAGAGTTGTTGGATACGGCAAATGGAGTAAGTCTTTTTTAAAGATTACATCAAACAATCATTGGATATTGTTGAGTGCAACTCCTGGCGATGTTTGGATGGATTATTTACCGGTTTTCATAGCCAATGGCTTCTATAAGAACAAAACTGATTTTATTAGAAAGCATGTTGTGTATAAACGGTATGCCAAGTTCCCACAAATCGATTACTACATCAACGAAGATAGACTACAGCATCTGAGAGATTCTATATTGGTTCAGATGGATCGTCCTAAGAACACACAACGCCACAATCATATTGTAAAAGTCGAACATGACAAAGAACTCTACAAATTCGTGAACAAGGAATTATTTAATCCTTATGAAGACCGTCCGATAAAGTCAAGTTCTGAGTATTGCTATATTCTTAGACGAATCGTTAATTCTGATGAAAGTCGAATTAATAAATTGATGGAATTGTGTAGAGACAAGAAAGTAATTGTATTTTACAACTTTGATTACGAGCTTGATCTAATACGTTCAGCATTAGAGAAGAATCATATTACTTTCTCAGAATGGAACGGTCACAAACATCAAGAGATACCAAATTCTGAATCATGGGTTTATTTAGTTCAGTATTCTGCTGGTAATGATGCTTGGAATTGTACTGATACTGATACGATGATATTCTATTCCCAAACGTACTCATACAAAGTTTTAGAGCAATGCATGGGTCGAATTGATAGAGTAAACAACACATATTATGATCTGCATTACTATCATTTAGTCTCAAATTCTAGAATAGACTACAGAATGCAGCAATCTGTCAAGTTGAAAAAGATTTTCAATTATTCGGCGTTTGCCAAGGTAGATGCACCCGCGCTAAAAACATCGGCTATAATAGAGGAGAAGATTAAGATATTAAAATAATTTTAATGTCTTAAACCTTAAATCCTTCTCTTTTATTTTTTGCCGAAGGAGATTTTGCTATGCCTGATTTAGAAAGTAAATTTCAAAGAGAGTTGGTGAAAGAGTTAGAGTCATTGTTTCCTGGATGCTATATTGAGCGATCAGATCCTGGGTACAGACAAGGAACTCCGGACATCACTATATTTTTTAAAGACAAGTGGGCAAAATTAGAATGTAAGCGAAGTGCATCATCTTCCCATAGACCAAATCAGGATTATTACGTTGACATGTTTGACACTATGTCGTTTGCAAGGTTTATTTATCCTGAGAACAAGGATGAGGTGTTAGATGAACTTCAACAAGCATTTAAACTTTGAGGGTGCTCATTCATTTTTGAGTGCTAGTCAGCATTCGTGGTTAAACTATGACGATGCAAAGTTGATTAATCGATATTCTACAGTACAAGCGGCACAACTTGGAACTAGAATCCACGCACTTGCAGCAGAGCATATTTCTTTGAAGATCAAGATGCCTAATGACAACAAAACATTTAATCAGTATGTGAATGATGCTATTGGTTATCGTATGTCGCCAGAGGTTGTCTTATTCTATTCACCGAATGCGTTTGGAACAGCTGACTCCATTTCTTTCAGAGATAATTTCTTAAGGATTCACGACCTTAAAACTGGAGTTACTCGTGTATCTATGGATCAGTTGGAAATCTATGCCGCTTTATTTTGTTTAGAGTATGACATCAAGCCAAACAAGATTGGAATGGAATTACGCATCTATCAAAAGAATGATATTTTGGTTAATGAACCAGAACCAGATCGTATATTCCACATCATGGACAAAATTGTAAGATTCGACAAGTTGATAGAGGAGATGAAAGAAGCAGATGACTGATGAACTATATCACTACGGCATCAAACGCCGTTCAGGTCGATATCCTTGGGGATCAGGTGCAAAGAAATCTAGGAATGCTTCTGATTTTCTATCTACAGTTGACGTTCTAGAAAAAGATGGATTCAACGAGAAGCAAATCGCCGAATATTTTGGTCTTCAAACAAAACAGCTCAGGGCATACAAATCTAATGCCCACAATGAAGTAAGAGCCGCAAAAGCTGCCATGGCCCTTAGATTGAAGGACAAGGGATATTCTAATAGCGAAATTGGCAGACGAATGGGGATTAATGAGTCTAGTGTTAGAAGTTTGCTAGACCCAGCCATTTCTATGAGGAAGAACGCCTCAACCAACACTGCTGAGATGCTAGAGAAAGAGATTGCTTCTAAAAAGTATATTGATGTTGGTGGTGGAGTCGAAAACCAAATCGGTGTAAGTCGTAATACTTTGGATAATGCTGTAGAGCAACTCAGAGCAAAAGGTTACACGTATCATTATCTTAAAGTTGAGCAACTTGGAACTGGTAAATTTACTTCTATTAAAGTTTTAGCGGCTCCTGACGTCACATATAAAGAAGTCAAGGATAATCAGTCGAAGGTAACATCCCCTGGATTTTATTCTGAGGATCTTGGACAGACAGTTGTTGGTATCAAGCCACCATCTTCTATATCTTCTAAGCGTATTTTGGTAAATTACGGAGATCAAGGTGGATCTGACAAAGATGGTGTTATTGAACTTCGTAGAGGAGTTAAAGATTTAGATTTGGGAGCTGCTCGATATGCTCAGGTACGAGTTGCAGTCGATGGCACTCATTATCTAAAAGGTATGGCAATGTACTCGGATGACATTCCAAAAGGGTACGACGTCATATTCAATACCAACAAAAATTCCTCAACACCAAAGATGGATGTTTTTAAGAAGATGAAAGACGATCCAGAGAACCCATTTGGTGCCACAATTAGACAAAAGACATATATTGGTAAAGATGGCAAAGAACATTTGTCGGCCCTTAATATTGTAAACGAGGAAGGCGATTGGAACACATGGAAGAAGACCTTATCTTCTCAGATGTTATCCAAACAGAGCACGGCTCTCGCTAAGAAACAGCTAAAACTTGCCTATGATATTAAGAAAGAAGAATTCGATGAGATTTGCTCTTTAAAGAATCCAGTTATTAAGAAGACGCTTCTTGATAAATTTGCCGATAATTGCGACTCATCAGCAGTCCATTTGAAAGCAGCAGGACTACCAAGACAAGCTTCAAAGGTTATTTTACCGTTCCCTGAGATGAAAGATTCAGAAATTTACGCTCCATCATATCGTAATGGTGAAAAAGTCGTACTTATTCGATATCCTCATGGTGGAACATTCGAAATTCCTGAGCTTGTAGTCAACAACAAGAGTAACAAGAAAGCAAAAGGTCTTATTGGTAACGCACAGGATGCTGTTGGTATAAATCCTAGAGTTGCTGAGCGCTTATCTGGCGCGGATTTTGATGGCGACACTGTTCTTGTTATTCCTGTCGGTAAAGTAAAGATTAAAACTTCGGCCCCACTTAAAGGTTTAAAGAATTTTGATCCTAAAGTAGCATATCCTGGATATCCTGGAATGCCAAAGCCTGGCGAAAAGGGTTCTGGATTCGATAAACAGGGTAAGATGGGTGATATTTCCAATCTTATTACTGACATGACCATTAAAGGCGCTCCTGCTGATGATATTGCTGCTGCTGTTAGACATTCAATGGTTGTTATTGATGCTGAGAAGCATAATTTGAACTGGCGACAATCATATCTTGACAATGGCATTGCAAATCTGAAAGCAAAGTATCAAGGAGCTTCCAATGCCGGTGCTTCCACTCTTATTTCTAGAGCAAAAGGCGACAAGAGAGTACCTAAGCGAAAAGATGGTTATAAAGTAGACCCAGAAACCGGTAGAAAGATATTTACTGAGACTGGCGAAACTTACGAGAAGAATGGTAAACAGGTAGTAAGGCTTCAAAAGTCTTCAAAGATGTATGAAACAGAAGACGCATATTCTCTATCGTCTGGTACTGCAATGGAGAATACATATGCTGATCATGCTAATAAATTGAAGGCATTAGCAAATAGTGCTAGAAAGACAAGTCTGACCACTAAGCCAATCCCATATTCTCCAGAAGCTAAAGCTAAGTATCGTCAAGAAGTAGACTCTCTTAATGCGAAACTTAATATTGCTTTGAAGAATCGACCATTAGAGCGAAAAGCTCAGTTATTAGCTAATGAAAGAGTTAAACTGGTTCGTCAGAACAATCCTGACATGGACAAAGATGATATTAAGAAACTTAAGAATCAGGCACTAACTCAAGCTAGACTTCAAACTGGAGCTAGTAAGAAAGCTCGTTTGGTTGATATTACTGATCGTGAGTGGGAAGCAATCCAATCTGGAGCTATATCTACAAACAAGCTATCACAGATAATTCAGAATTCTGACCTTGATATTCTAAAGCAACGATCAATGCCTAGAGAATCAAGAGGTATATCTGACGCTAAGAGAGCAAGAGCTAAGATGCTAGAGTCAAATGGATATACTTTGGCAGAGATTGCCGATAGTTTGGGTGTCTCAACCAGTACTATATCTAAGGTTCTTAATGAATAGTATATTTGTACGAAGGCTAGTTTATATTTATGTGGTGCCTAAAGCATCTATAAGTATTTTCTAGCCTTCTACAAAGGCTTTAAATTATATTTTAGTTGGCTTAGTTTATATTTATGCTTGTTATATTATAGTATATTCTTCGATTATTATATTTTAGCATGACATAATTATATTTTGGACTAACCATAAGAGTATATTTTGGCGTAAGATTATATTTGTAGTGGCTTTAGATTATATTTCCAATGCCTTTGAATTATATTTTACTAGAACCAGTGGTATCTAAGCACGCATTGATTATATTTTTCAAGTCTGTATGCGTATATTTGATTAGAAAAGTATATTTTTAGATGTCATCATTACTCAATTGGATTATATTTTGCTTGATTATGTACCTATATTTGGCCGACTATCAAGGTTTATATTCTAATCTGTAGCTAAAGGAATACAATAGTTTATATTTCAAGGTATATTTAAGGCTATAGATCTATATTCTACCACACTAAAGCGATGGTTTAGTTGTCTATAGTGTAAGTTACATGCTTTCTAGACATAAAACATCACACCGTTTATGTTTGTCGTAGTTTTATAGTTTATATTTTGGAGGTTCTCGATGGCTGTTGCATTGACAACGATCGATAATCCGTATGATCCAATAACTGATTTCGATAACTGGTATCTGTATGACGAACAAAAAGGGTATCACACATCAGGTTACTTAGCAAGACTGATCAAAGATTCCGACGATGTCGATCCTGCGTTCATGGATTTTCAAAAAGAACAGGCCATCGATGAAATCTTGTCAATGGATCAAAGCGGATTCTACAAAAAAGTAGAAAAAGATATAAAATAATATGCGTTATTTGATTATTTTAACCGGGAGGGGGAGGGGTCTCGCGAAAACTCCACCCCTTCTGCATCGCGTTGCTCTCAAAAAATTCCCCGCAGGGGTTTTTCGGAAAAACACTTTCATATGCTGTGGACTTGGGATGAAACCAACACCTCTCCAAAACTGAATTTGGTGCGTTCAGTCTCCTTTCAAGCATAGCATAACTACTCGCATTCTGAGTCCATAGCACATGAAAGTGTTTGTAAAGTCTAGACAATCTAAGCAAAGGAGGAATCTTGGCAAGAGCGAAGAAGCGATTAGCACCGGCTTTGACGCCAGAGGCCAGGGAAAAGCAACTTATATCCTACGCTATAGATTTAGCTGAGCAACAAATCCTTGATGGAACAGCGTCGTCTCAAGTTATTTGTCATTATCTCAAACTTGGATCGACCAGACAAAAGTTAGAGAACGAAAAGCTCGTTCAAGAGAACGAATTGCTCAAGGCAAAGACCGAATCTCTCGAAGCGTCAAGAAGTTCGGAAGCATTGTATCAACAAGCTCTCGATGCTATGCGAAGTTATAGTGGAATTCAATCAGAAGATGAACCGTATGATTAGATCATATTCTGAAATGATGGAACTTGAGTCCTATGAAGATCGCTTAGCATATTTATCACTTGGCGGAATCGTATCACATCCAACATTTGGCGGAAGTAGATATTTAAACCAAGCTCTATACCGATCATACGAATGGCGAGCATTTCGTAACGACATAATAATTAGAGATAATGGTTGTGATCTAGCATGTGAGGATTTTCCAATCAACGACAAGATCTTAATCCATCATATTAATCCACTAACTCTTGATGACATCAAGCAAAGATCTATAAACATATTTGATCCAGACAATGTTGTGTGTGTAAGTCATCTGACTCACGAAGCAATTCATTATGGAACAGAGATTCTGAATAGATCGATGATTGATAGAACACCAAATGACACAACACTTTGGAAGTAGGTGAATCTATTACATGTTTTCTAACACGGCGACTCCTTGGTACTATGGAGACTTCCGCGAAAAAGTTATTAACGGTGAAATTCCGGTTAACAAAGAGATCGTTGACGAGATGAACAGAATAGACGATCTTATTTCTAATCCAGGTATCTGGTACGACGATTCAAAAGTTGAGGGGTATATTAGATTCTGCAATGAAGAGCTAACTCTTACTGATGGGTCTGATATGCATCTGCTTGATACATTTAAATTGTGGGCCGAGCAGTTATTTGGTTGGTGGTATTATGTTGAGAGATCAGTATATGTTCCAAATGCTGATGGTCATGGTGGAAAGTATGTAACTAAGCAAGTCAAGAAGAGACTGATCAATAAACAGTACATAATCACATCAAGAGGATCTGCTAAATCAATCTATGCATCGAGCATTCATGCTTATGGCCTCAATGTTGATACAGAGACTACATCACAAATAGCAACCGCCCCGACAATGAAACAGGCAGAGGAAACTCTGAGCCCAATCAAGACGGCAATCGCTAGGGCAAGAGGCCCGCTGTTTAAATTTTTAACCGATGGCTCTCTTCAAAATACTGCCGCCAGTCGGAAAGATAGAATTAAACTGACACCATCCAAAAAAGGAATCGAAAATTTCCTAACGAATTCGCTTTTGGAAATTCGACCGATGTCAGTTGATAAATTGCAAGGCGCTAGACCAAAGTATTCTTCCGTTGACGAGTGGCTTTCTGGTGAATGTCGAGAAGATGTAATTGGCGCAATCGAACAGGGTGCATCTAAGCTTGATGACTATATTATTCTAGCCACAAGTTCAGAAGGAACTGTTCGAAACGGTGTTGGCGATACTATTAAAATGGAGCTGCTAGATATTCTCCATGGAAAGTATATCAATCCGCATGTTTCGATTTTTTATTATCGTCTTGATAGCATCGAAGAAGTTAATGATCCATCAATGTGGATGAAAGCCTCGCCCAATATTGGTAAGACTGTTTCCTATGAGACGTATCAATTGGACGTCGAGCGAGCTGAGAAGTCTCCATCAACAAGGAATGATATTCTTGCAAAGAGATTTGGCATACCTCTTGAGGGTTATACATATTTCTTTACATACGAAGAGACTCTCCCGCATAGGAAACAAAATTATTGGAAGATGCCTTGCTCTATGGGTGCGGACTTGTCTCGTGGCGATGACTTCTGCGCATTTACATTTTTATTCCCGCTCGGTAATGATCAATATGGCATAAAGACAAGATGTTATATTACTTCTGACACAATGAACAAACTTCCCGTTGCAATGCGAATGAAGTACGAGTCATTCATGGAAGAAGGATCATTGATGGTAATGGATGGCGTTACTCTAAATCTTGACAAAGAGGTTTATGACGACTTAGATAAATTTATTACTAACAATGATTACGACATTCGATCGTTTGGATACGACCCATACAATGCAAGAGAATTCGTTACAAGATGGGAATCAGAAAATGGACCATTTGGAATCGAAACCGTCAAGCAAGGTTCAAAAACTGAAAGCGTTCCACTTGGCGAACTTAAGAAATTGTCTGAAAATCGAAGTCTTTTATTTGACGAAGATTTAATGTCATTTTGTATGGGTAATGCAATAGCATTAATTGATACAAACGGAAACAAGAAGCTATACAAAAAGAAAGCCGAGCAAAAAATAGACTCGGTTGCAGCTATGCTCGATGCATATGTTGCATTTAAACTAAATCGGGATCTATTTGAGTGAGGTGATTTTTAATAATGTATACAGATTATGAACATCTTTACTATAATTCTTTATATCATTCCGGAGTCAAAGGAATGAAATGGGGAGTTAGGAAAAGAGCTGCTGAATATGCAAAATCCATTGGTCAACAACTTGGCTATGGTGGAGTTGTTGCGATTGCAGGTAAAAATATTAAAAGAACATTTTTTGGTGGATCTGGACGACTTTCCGGAGTAATCGCCGGTAGGATTAAAGCGAATGATACACACTATGAGATGAACCACAAGATTAAAAAGAATAAAAAACTAACAAATCAAGAAAAAGCTGAATACTATAAGATTAATGATCGATCAAACAAAATCGCAAAAGGTGTTATTACCGCTGCTATGTATAGAAAACAAATTGTAGTCGGAGCAAAGCTAGCTAAAAATCTAATCAAGATTGCAGCTCTTAACTACATAGAGTACAAAAACAAAACACCTAAAGCTGTAAAAGATTTACACATTGAACGAATTGCTCAAATGGCTCTTCCTCCAGCACGATGAGTTGATTGCTATGAATAATTATCTATATCATTCTGGTGTCAAAGGAATGAAATGGGGAATCCGTAAGGATAGTAAACGAACTGCTGGTCTAAGACAACAGTATCGTTCTGAAAAAGACACATACAAAAAAGAGCTTCTAAAAGCAAAGTACCAAGATTCAAAAATTCGCGATAGAATCGATCAAAACGGGCTATCAAAAAGACAAGAGAAGCTAAAAAACAAATACATCGCTAAAGGTATGAGTAAACAGAGTGCTGAAATAGCTGCCGTAAAAAGAACTGATTTGGAAAAGAAGCTTCTTATTGGTGCTGCTTTGGCTGGCTCTGTTGCTGCTGCGTATGCATATAGAAATCATTTGAGGTATACTACTGGTGATACACTAGATGAGAATAGCGTTATCGGTAGAATTACAAAAGCTGCTGGAGATGAAAAAGTAGCTGGCTTTTATGTATACACCAACGAAAAAGATAAAAAGAAGTATAATACTCTCCTTGTTGGAGAGCATATGTTTCTACGAAGTCGTGGCGTTGATACGTCTGATGGTGCTTTATTTAGAAAATCCTTCCAGGCGACCGGTAAATTGAAAATTGCATCTCCAAATGATTTTAATAAAATTGCGTACGAGCAATATACAAAAGATAAAGATTTTAAAAATACTGTCAATTCTTTAATATCTACTTATGGATCTAACAGCGCTAAAAGAAAATATTATGCCGACAGAAAACTATCAGAGAGAGAAATTGGCGACGTTGTAAATCGAGCAAACGTGCTAAGATCCCATAACGATAGTATTAATAATTCATATAATAAAATGTATGATGCTCTTAAGAAAAAAGGGTATTCTGGATTTATTGATATCAATGATAGAAAATACAGCGGATACAATTCAAAACGACCAACTGTAATTATCGACCCAGACGCCATAAAGAGAAAAGGCGAAGCAGCAATTTCTGGATTCGAAACATTGCATGCATATCATGGATATATGAACTATAATTATAGAAATTTTGCATATAGAACTATAAGAGCTCTTGGAGTTCTAACAGCATCTATATCAGCTATTGGTATTGCTACAAACAATCGCAATACTAATAGGGCAGCAACTAATTACTATAAACGAACTAATGATTCTAGTAAGGGATTAAAAGAAGCATCAATACTTGAAAATAAGTATAATGTTGATAGATTATTGTATGGTAATCGTAGTTCGTATTAAGGAGGTGACAGCGATTGGCAAGTATAAGTGATCGATTTAAAAATGCTTGGAATGCTCTTGTAGATAAGCAAGATAATTATTCTAGGAATTTAAACAATTATGGCGCTGGTTCATATTATAGACCGGATAAAGCTATGGTAATATCTGGATCTGAACGAACCATAATGACCTCTATTACGAATAGGATTTCAGTTGATGTGTCATTGACTAAATTTGAACATTGTCGTGTTGACGATAATAACAATTTTAGTGAGTCAATAGATAGTACACTGAATGAGTGTCTAAAACTAGAAGCCAATAAAGATCAAACTAGTCAGCAATTTATGATTGATCTGATCTCATCAATGCTCGAAGAAGGTGTTGTTGCTGTAGTGCCAATCGATACATCTTGTAGCATTATCAATAACAATTCTTTTGATATTTATTCGATGCGTGTTGCTAAGATTATTGAGTGGTATCCAGACAATATCAAAGTTAATGTCTACAATGATAGGACAGGCAATAAAGAAGACATCATCCTTCCGAAACGTTCAGTTGCGATTATCGAGAATCCATTCTATCAAGTAATGAACAGTCCAAATTCAACTTTGAAAAGATTGACTTATAAGTTGAGTCTTCTTGACCAATCCGATGCGAAGAACAACTCTTCTAAACTGGACATGATCATTAAGTTGCCGTACACAATTAAAAGCGATTCTCAAAAAGAACGTGCTCAAGAGCGAAAAGCAAACATTGAGGATCAATTAAACAATTCTAAGTACGGAATTGCGTACATTGATGCTACAGAACAGATCACACAGTTGAATCGTCCGATCGAGAATGCACTATTACCTCAGATCGAAAGTCTAACTAAGACATTGTATGATCAGCTTAGCATGGATGCTACAATTCTGAATGGAACGGCGACTGCTGACACAATGACAAATTACTACAACCGAGTTGTGACGCCGATAATCAATGCTGTTACTTTGGAGTTTACTAGGAAGTTTCTCACAAGGACCGCAAGGTCTCAGAAGCAAGCTATTATGGCATTCCAAAAGCCATTTAGTTATCTTACTGTTACCCAGATCGCTGGCCTTGTTGATTCTCTGAGCCGTAATGAGGTTCTAACTGGTAATGAGTTTAGGCAGGCACTTGGTTTTAAACCATCGTCTGAACCATCTGCTGATGAGCTCAGGAACAAGAATCTCATTGACATGAGTCAAGTTCAAAATGGTGGCGATTCACAGTACTATCCGGATCAGCAGTACCAAGATCAGCAATACTACCCTGAGGAGGAACAAGATTATGGCTACAGTCCTCAGCAGTATTAAAGATTATCTGGCAGTAAACGATACGGACGTATTTGATCAAGAGATTTTAATGCTAGTTCATTCAGCACTTTCTTCGCTTGATCAAATCGGCAAGGTAACTATTCCTAGCGAGATTACTAATTCGACAACATGGGAATCAATTTGTCAAGACGGCAAATTAAGACCATTCGTTAAGAATTACGTGTTCTGTAAAGTTAGATTAATTTTTGATCCTCCATCGTCGTCAATCGTTGCTGATGCAATTAATAAGTCAATTGCTGAAAGTGAATGGAGATTTTATTATGGCTCGGAGGTAAAATAATGTATACAAGCTATAATAATGTTTACAATTCATTTCTAGAGCATTCTGGAAAGAAAGGTATGAAGTGGGGAATTCGAAATTCCGTAAAACGACTTAAGAACAGGATTAAGAATCCTCATTATTCTAAAGACTACAAACAGACTAAAAATCTTAGACGAAAAAGCTCAAAATATCTATCAAATAATCAGCTTCGTGAGTTGAATAAACGGATGGAACTCGAGCAAAACTACAATAGGCTATCAACTACTCCATTGAACCGAGGGTTTACGATTGCTAGGAATATTATCGCCATTAGCGGTACTATTGCTGGTCTATACGCAATGCGAAACCAGAGGTTCGTCAAAGACGGAGTTAATTTAGTAAATGGCATTATTTCAAAGAATAGGAAGTAGACATGAAAAAACTATTTAAAGTATTTTCTGTGCTTACGCTCTTAGCGTTTATTGTTTTTTCTTTTCTATACTTCACTAGGAACGAGTTATTTACTAATACAACTCTGTATTGTGTCGTATGTATATTCTACGTAATTAATTGCGTGACTATGATTAGTTTAATGAATAGCTATCCAATTGTGGGTGGAACTCTGATCGTCTCTAACGACGAAGAGCCATATCGATTTGAATTCAATACCCTACTTTCGGAATTAGAGAATGAGAAATCATTCATTATAGAGATTGATAGAGGTAAATAATGTACACTGATTACAATAATCTCTATTCCTCATATTTATCACATTCCGGAAAGAAAGGCATGAAGTGGGGAATTAGAAACAAAAAAAAACAATTAAATAAAGTTGAAAGTAAAAAAAAAGTAAATATTAGTGACGATAAAAAGAAAAAGCAACAAGATAAACTACTAAAATTATATAAACAGAGAAAAGAGGCAAACTGGTATGCCGCAAATGCACTTATAGCTGCGGCAATCACTATACCTATTGGGGCATTAATGACAACCTCATATAACAATACTATCGCGAAGGCTGGCGAGGCATTAATTACAAGTTCTGGGCTTGCCATGGCGACGGCTGGCGCTTACGCCGGACAATCAATCAGTCTAAAAAATGAGCAAAAACGCCTACAAGCGAGATATGGTCACAGCCTCGACGAATCTAATATGAAATATCATCCACTAAAAGGAACTATTAGTTATGGTCAGAAAGGAAAATAATGACACTATCAAATAAAGCTTATGATACTCTTCAGTGGGTATGCCGTATTTTTATTCCGGCATTCATTACTCTTTATATTGCCGTAAATGGAGTTCTTATCTCTAATGGCCTTACTGGTCTACCATATCCAGAAGTGGTGACCGGAATCGTTGCTGCCGTAAACGTATTTATTGGCGCATTGATGGCTAAGTCCTCAGCAGATTTTAAGAATTCCGAATCTGTTGATACTCTGTAATGTATAGCAACTACAATGATCTCTACACTTCTTCCTTATATCATTCCGGAATCAAAGGCATGAAGTGGGGTGTCCGGCGTAAAGCAAAAAAAGATGCAAAAGAGTACACTAAAGCTAAATCTTTTTATGGTGAAGGTGCTGGAACTCGTAGAAAGCTAATCAAACAGAAAGTTGAGTATAACTCTAAGCATATTCCAGGCTATAAAGAGGCATTCGACCATTACGTCAAAAATACTGATATGAACAAGCGAGCAAATCAGGCAGTCAGAGAGCGAAAAGTTAAAGACGCAAAGAACTCTGCTGGAAAGGCTGTTCGTGGCGTTGGTAATATTTTGGCTGGAAGAATGCAATTTGTAGGTGGATCAATGCTTATTGGTTATACTGCTTTAAGGATCGGTCAGAAATACGGAGCTATTCCATCAAATGACGTTTTGCTGGATAGAGCGTATAATATCGGTAAAAATGTTATGAGAGAATTTGGAAACAAAGTTAGGCGGTAAGAATTAATGTATTCTAATTTTGAAATGACTTACAATTCATACTTAATGCATCATGGTACTAAAGGTATGAAGTGGGGTGTTAGGCGCACAGTTGTAAGACGATCTATCATGCCTGGTAAGTGGGGTATTAGGCGTACAGTTGCAAGTCAACATAACCTAGACATTAAGAATAATTGGACCGTAGCAAAAAACAAAGCCAAAGCCGGAGTCCTAAGTAAACAATCAGAAGAATATATTCATGCTAGAGACGCACGAATGAAGAATCTTGGAGGACGTGCTCTCGCTTTTGCTGGTGGATATTGGAAAAGCGATCAAGGTAGATATTACCAGCATAGAGCAAAGGGTAGAAGCGTAGTTAACGCCGCAGCCAGAGTTTACGTAAGAAAAGCTTTAATCGGAGCTGCTGCTGGAGCGGTAATGTCCATTGGATATAATAAGGTGATGGGCAATATTTAGGAAAGAAGATTCTATGAACTATGATTTTTCTGGTTGGGCTACCAGGAATGATCTTAAATGTTCTGATGGACGAATCATTCGTTCTGGGGCGTTTAAAGATTGCGACGGTAAACAAGTGCCGTTGGTCTGGCAGCATCAACATAACGGAGTAGAAAACGTTCTTGGACATGCTATCCTAGAGAATCGACCAGAGGGTGTTTATACCTATGCCGTATTTAACAACACTGAGTCTGGTAAGATGGCGAAAGAAGCTGTCCAGAACGGCGACATTAAGCAATTATCAATTTACGCAAACAAGCTAAAGCAGAATGGCTCTAATGTAATGCATGGAGTTATTAGAGAAGTTAGCTTGGTTCTTGCTGGGGCAAATCCCGGCGCAATGATTGACACTGTTATTGCACACAGCGATGATGGTTCAGAGGAAGCAGTAATCTATACAGATACTGATATCGAATTGTATCATGCAGCTACAAAAAAGGATGAAGATACAGATGAGACTGATCCTGAAGTAGTTGAAGATAATCAAAATGGAAGTGTTGACGAAAGGACACAAAACATGGATCCACAGAATGCACAGGCACAGGCTCCACAGGGTCAGGCTCCAGTACAGGGCGACAAGACCATTCAGGACGTTATCGATGAGATGACTGACGAGCAGAAGGACGTATTGTATTATCTCGTAGGTATGGCAGCGCAGCAGGGTGAGGCTACAGGCGAGGAAGATGTAGAGGATGAAGATATGAAGCACAATTTGTTCGATGCTGAGGGTGATTACCTCGCACACTCTGCTGAGGATATGGAAGAGGTACTGCGCGACGCAAAGCGTTATGGCTCCCTAAAGGAGTCCGCACTCCAGCACGGTATGGAGGACATCACTCTTGGCGACGCTCTTCAGCACAGCATCACTGATGTTGGTTTCCTGTTCCCAGATGCTAAGACCATCGGCGCAGAGCCAGAGTTTATCTCTCGTAAGATGGACTGGGTTGAGGACGTTATGAATGGCGTTTCTCGTACTCCTTTCTCCCGTGTTAAGTCTATCTTCGCAAACATCACTGAGGATGAGGCAAGGGCTAAGGGTTACATCACTGGTAAGGAGAAGAAGGAAGAGGTATTCAAGCTTCTGAAGCGTACCACTGATCCACAGACCATCTATAAGAAGCAAAAGATGGACCGTGACAACATGGTTGATATCACTTCTTTCGATGTTGTTGCTTGGCTCAAGAAGGAAATGCGCATGATGCTCGATGAGGAGCTTGCCGGCGCTATTCTTTGCGGTGACGGTCGTACTTCAACCGATGACGATCACATCTCTCACGATCACATCCGCCCAATTTGGCAGGACCAGAATCTCTACACTACTAACGTTGCTGTAGCAGTCAAGCCTGCTGAGAAGGATGACGAGAACAAGGTATACGGCAAGATGATCAAGGCAATCATCAAGGCACGTAAGAATTATCGCGGTTCTGGTAACCCAGTATTCTACACTACCGAGGATGTTCTCACTGGTATGCTTCTTATTACCGATTCTACTGGTCGTGATATTTATGAGTCTCCAGAGAAGCTTGCTCAGAAGCTGCGCGTTTCTAAGATCGTTACCGTTCCTGTTCTTGAGAACAAGACTCGTGTCGGTTCAGATTCTAAGCGCTATCAGCTTCAGGGTATCATTGTAAACCTCAAGGACTACAATGTTGGTGCTGACAACGGCGGTGCTGTAACTCTGTTTGACGACTTCGACATTGACTACAATGCTCAGAAGTACCTCATTGAGACTCGTTGCTCTGGTGCTCTTGTTAAGCCATACTCCGCTATCTCTGTTGAGATGACACTCGAGGCTTAGTATTTCTATGGATGAGTTCTCTTATCTATAGAAGATAGGAGAAATTCAAAATGGGAAAGTTTTATGGCAATATTGGTTTTGCAACAACAGAAGAAACTCAACCAGGAATTTATGAAGAAGTAATTTCTGAAATACGCTACAGGGGCGATCTTCAAAAGATCTATAGACGATCCGATGGAGGCGCTCCTGTAGATAATATTACTCTTCAAAATCAAATCAGCATTATTGCCGACGCATTTATTAACGATAATTTCATGAACATTCGTTATGTCGAATATGCTGGTTGCAAATGGAAGATCACTTCTGTCGAAGTTGCAACGCCAAGGATTATTTTGTCGATTGGAGGTAGGTATAATGCAAACTCTTACGGACAATAGACTCGACTTCCATCAAAAGTTGGAATTTGTTTGGGATGAGACATTCCTAACCGGAAAAACCTACTTTCAACCGCCATCAAACATAAAACTAGAGTATCCATGTATGGTTTATGAACCTAGCGGTATTGAAAATCGCAATGCGGATAATGAGCCATACAGACGTAATTTCAGATATTCGGTTAAAGTGATTAGTAAGTCTCCTTTACACCCAGTAATCGACAGACTTTTAGATTTTAAGTATGCTACTTACGATCGTCACTATGTTGCCGATGGTCTGAATCATGACGTATTTACTATTTACAATTAGATTGGACATTATAGATGGGTAAACAAATTAGTTGGGACGAGACTGGTTCTCGTTGGTTTGAGAATGGCTGCGATCGCGGCGTTCTCTATGTTCAGGGTGATACCGGCAATTATCCTAAGGGTGTTGCTTGGAACGGTCTGACTAAGGTTACCGAGGCTCCTGAGGGTGCTGCTGCAAATAACCTTTATGCGGACAATATTAAGTATGCTTCTCTTCGTTCTGCTGAGTCTTTCAAGGCAACGATCGAGGCTTATACTTATCCTGATGAGTTCGGCGAGTGCGACGGCTCTGTTGAGGTAGCAAAGGGTATCAAGGCTGGCCAGCAGACTCGTAAGGCATTTGGTTTCTCTTATCGTACTAATATTGGTAACGATACTGGTACCACTTCTGACGATGGTTACTACATTCACCTCGTTTATGGCGCTACCGCAGCTCCATCTTCTCGTAACTACGAGACTGTTAACAACTCTCCATCTGCAATCACTTTCTCTTGGAGTGTTGAGACCACACCAGTTAATGTTAAGGGCATTAAGCCAACCTCAACTCTGACTATTGATTCTCGTAAGGTTACCAAAGAGAATCTTAAGAAGATCGAGGATAAGCTCTATGGTACTGAGACCACAGATCCTATTCTTCCACTTCCTGACGAGATTGTCACTCTTGTCGGTGGTACACCAGGTACACCACTTCACGGTTAATAAAAACATTTTTTTTTTTGATAAGGAGTTAACTCATGTACAAGAAGACTATTGAGTGCACTGACTTTGATGGTAATAAGATTAAGGACGATTACTATTTCAATTTCACAAAGGCTGAGATTCTGGAGTTTGATAACTCTGAGGTCGGCGGTATGGAACAGTATATCGAGCGTATCCAGAAAGAGAAGGACAACACTAAGCTGTTCAAGCTCTTCAAGGATCTTATTCTTAAGGCTTACGGCGAGAAGTCTCAGGACGGCCGTAGGTTCATCAAGTCCGAAGAAAAAGCAATCGAGTTCTCTCAGACTGAGGCATACTCGGAGCTTGTTATGGAACTAGTTTCTGATGCAGACGCGGCGGCCGAGTTCGTCAATAGCGTATGTGCTAGCGTACTTAAGGATCAGAAGCTTAATCCAGTATCTAAGTAAGGAGGGATGTTAGAGAGTGCTTCAAATAACTATTCCAGAAGTCGAATTGTACGACGAAGAAAGAGCCGAGTTCTCGTTTAAAAAAGAGATAGTATTATCACTGGAGCACTCTCTCATCTCTATTTCAAAATGGGAGTCAAAGTGGCATAAACCATTCTTAACTTCCGAAAAAACTGAAGATGAGATATTAGATTACATTATTTGTATGTCTGTTGGAAAAAGAATTACTCCAGCAGATCTAGAAGGAATAACTAAAGAAGATCTTGAAGCCATAAATAATTATATTGACGATCCAATGACTGCTACAACATTTTCATCTGGATCTACATCTGGTCAAACAAAGTTTGTTACATCGGAGTTAGTATATTATTGGATGGCTAAAGCTAGTATTCCTTTTGAGTGCGAAAAGTGGCATTTTAATCGGCTTATGACATTGATTAGAGTTTGTATGGAAGAAGACAACACTAAGAAAGAGATGTCACCCGACGAAATAATGCGACAAAATCGAGAATTAAACGAAAGGCGTCGAAGGGAGATGCACACTAATGGATGATACAACTAAGTTTGATGTTGCTATTAGTAATATTGAAGATAATCATGAGGGCGCTCCAGACGATTACAAACCCGAGGAAGACGGTCCTAAAGATTTAGGAGATAAGTAATGGGTTTTACAGTTTCAGAATTTATCCAATGCCATGGCTCTAACATGGATTGGGGTCGAGGTGGAAAAAGTGTAAGCTATATTGCCGTTCACTACACCGGCACTAATGCTTCTGGTCATAATAATCTTGTTTATTTTTCTGGTCCAAACCGCAATGCTTCAGCACATTATTTTGTTGATACAGACGGTACAATTTCTCAGAGTGTATCTGAGCGAGATACTGCTTGGGCTGTTGGTAACTACGATCGCAATCAGAGGTCAATCTCTATTGAGTGTGTCTCCGATGGCTCTGCTCCTTTTACAGCCGCTCAGATTGCATCACTTCGAGCAATTGTAACTGATCTGATGTATCGATACGGAATTACTGCTGATCGAGTTATTCGTCACTACGATGTAACTGGTAAGCATTGTCCCGCACAGTATGTTGACGAATCTGCTTGGGCTGCATTGAAGAACCAGATCACTTCAACATATGTTGGAGAACCAAAGTGGGTTCATAGTCCAAACGGCTGGTGGTATCAGCGTAGTGATGGTTCATATCCTGCGAATGAGTGGATGTGGGTCACTGATGCTTGGTATTGGTTCAACGGTCAAGGATATATGGAGACTGGTTGGCATTGGATTAATGGAAAGTGCTACTACCTTTCCGAGTCCGATGACACAATCGGTAAGATGGTAAGCGGAATGCAATCCATTAATGGCGCTAAGTATTTCTTTGCTCCAACCGGTGAGTTACAGTTTGGATGGGTCAAGTACGACGACAATTGGTATGTTACCGATGACAAATGGGGCATCATTCAAACTAGCCAGTGGTATTTCAAGGATAATACTTGGTATTGGCTTGACGGTGATGGTCATATGGTCACTGGTCACCAGACAATTGATGGAAAGCAATACCTATTTGACGACTCTGGTGCAATGCAGACAGGACTTCGTGAAGTAGAAGGCGATACATATTTGTTCAGTGAGTCTGGTTCGATGGTAACTGACACACTTTACATCAATCCCGATACCAAGAAGCTTTCTGCATTTGATCATGATGGTCGAATGATTAAGAATCATGTTCTCTCGGTCAACATTGACGAGAACGGAACTGTCACAGGCATCAAGAGTATTGATTAATTCAAAATGGGGGTGAAGCATGATAAGCTTTAAAGAATCTGGAGATTTTAAGAATCTAGAGAAGCTTTTATCTTTTTCTAAAAGAGCAAACATAGAAGCAATTCTTAATAAGTATGGTCAGATTGGAGTAGAAGCCTTATCTGCTGCAACCCCCTCTCGTTCTGGCAAAACTGCAAGTAGCTGGAACTACAAAGTAACAAGAAGTAAAGGAAATTTACAAATAGATTGGTATAACACAAATACTAATAAAGGTGAAAACATAGCGATTCTTATTCAGTACGGACATGGCACTGGAACTGGCGGTTATGTACATGGTATCGATTATGTTAACCCTGCTATGAAACCGATATTTGATCAATTATCTAGAGATTTATGGATGGAGGTTAATGCTTAATGGCCGAAACTGTCGACAATAAAGTTGTACGTGTGCAATTTGATAACCAACAATTTGAGCGAGGAGTTAGGCAAACAACCTTATCTCTTCAGAATCTTAAACAGTCTCTTAAGATGGAAGATTCTAGTAAATCCATCGAAAAAGTTACATCAGCTCTTAAGAATATTAACCTCGATGGTTTGAATAGTGCTCTAGACTCGATCAAGAATCGTTTTAGTGTAACCGGAATGGTTGCTCTTAACATTTTGTCTAGTATTGCAAGCAGAGCTGTATTTGCGGGACAACAATTAGTGTCGTCTTTCACTATGACGCCATTGATTGATGGTCTTAGAGAGTACGAACTCCAGTTGCAGTCTCTTCAGACAATCTATGCGAATGTTTCACCTAAAGGATATTCTCTCGATGATGTAAATGCGTCTTTGGATGAGTTAAATACTTATGCCGATAAGACGATTTATAAATTCGGCGAGATGACAAGGAACATTGGTACATTTACTGCTGCTGGCGTTGACCTTAAAGAAGCAACAAAGGCTATTCAGGGTCTTTCTAACCTTTCAGCTATGACTGGTGCTACAGCTGAACAGTCAGCAAGAGGTTTGTATCAGGTTTCTCAGGCATTATCGACTGGCTTCTTTCGCCAGATTGACTGGATGTCAATGGATAATGCAAACATGTCTAATGCACAGTTTAAAGACATGCTTGTTCAGATTGCGGATAAGCGAAACAATAACGCTGCTTCGAACGCAATCAAGAGCAAAGGAAGCTTTAGGGACTCTCTTGAAAAACAATGGCTTACCAAAGACGTTTTCTTGGAGGCGTCCAACATTCTTGGTGAGGTTGTTGATAGCGAAGAAGCCTATCAGAACCTGATGAAGAAGATTATTGATAGTGGATACACTGAAGCACAGGCTAAGCAATTTGCTAATATGGCCAAGATGGCTTATGAATCTGCTACCAAGATTAAATCATTCACTCAGCTTGTCGATACACTTAAGGAATCCTTGGGTACTGGATGGGCTGATATTTGGCGAACTGTAATTGGCGACCTATCTGAAGCAAAAGAGCTTTGGACTGGTGTATATGAGAAGATTAATCCGTTTATTGATGCTTCCTCAAAAGCTCGTCTCGAACTTGCTAAAACATGGAAAGAGATGGGTGGCAGGACTGAGGTAATTAACGGCATCTCAAACTTCTTTGATAATTTTGTGTCAATTGCAAAGGCCGTTCATCAAGCATGGGTCGACGTATTCCCACCAATTACCGCAGAAACATTATACAATCTATCTGTAAGGTTCCGTGAACTAAGCGAGAATCTAAAGCCAACAGAAGAAACTCTAAGTCGAATCGGAAGAATCGCTAAGGGTCTATTCTCAATTCTCGATATGGGTCGAAAGACAATTGTTGGTGTAGCAAAAGCCTTCGCCGCTTTATTCCATATCGATCTTGGAGCTCCTCTTGAGCTTTTAGCCAAAATAGGAGACTTCTTTACAGATTTAAACTCTAAATATTCTACTTTAACGTTTGATGTTATTGCTGAGAAGATTAAAGACTGGAAGAATTCCATTAAAGAGGGAATTGACAGTCTTGTTAATGGCATTAAAGACCTCTTTGGTAAGATCAGAGATAAAATTGAAGATGCTGCTGGATTTAAACCAGAATCTATTCTCGACGCAATCACAGCTGTATTTGTAACCGTCATAAAAGCGTTGCCAGGACTTATTACTAATTTCCGTGGTACGATAATGAACATATTTGGACTACTTGGAGATCTTAAAGACTGGATTAAAGACCATATTTCGCTAGATGAAGTAATGTCTGGTATTTCTACAGCTGGTCTTGTTGTTATGGCTAAGTCTCTCATTGGTGTAGCCAAGACAATTAAAGAGTTCTTCGATAATTTGCCATTTGTTGGTACCGGTGGCAAAGGTAAAGGTGGAGACTCTGGGTCCGGCGGTGGTCCTGGTGATATTATTGGTAATATTTCTAATTTGTTGAATGGTCTGACTGAGTCTGTTAAGAATATGACCAGTACGATCAAGATTAGTCAGCTTATCATCATTTCCACATCCGTATTAATGATTGCTAAAGCAATTGACATGCTTGCTAAGATCGATCAAGATAAACTGATGGGAAGCTTTGCTACTGTTACTGCTATCCTTGCAGTTCTTGGCAAAGTTATGTCCGTGATGTCTAAATTTGCTCATGAATTTACTCTTGGTAATAGCTTGTCTGTATCTATGGTGGTAATAGCGTTTACGCATTCTATTAACACGATTAGTAAAGCGATTAAACGCCTATCAGACCTTGACCAATCAAAGATGATGGGCAGCGCTACGACTTTAGCCATCCTTATGGGCGTTATGGTTAAAGTAATGAAGGGCTTGGCGGAAGTTAAGGGTCTGGATGCTGCTAAGGTATCTCTTGCTCTTATTGCTATGAGTCATGCTATTAATATTATTTCTAAGACAGTCAAAACATTTAGTGCCCTTGATCCAAAAGATCTAACAAAGGGTGTAATTGGCGTAACCGCAATGCTAACAGCTCTTGGCATTGCAATGCGAATCATTGATGAGACTAAGATTAGTGTTGGTACATCTGTTGCTCTGCTAGCTATGGCTGCGGCTGTTAAAGTACTTCAAAATAGTGTCATTTCCTTTAGCGAAATGGAACCGGCAAAACTAGTACAGGGAATTCTTGGTATTGCAGGAGCAATTGGCGTATTAGTACTTGCTCTTAGAGCTATGCCAACTGAGAAAGTATCTGTATTTAATTCACTATCTATGCTTATTCTTGCATTTACATCTGATATTGTTGCTAATGCTATTGTTAAGCTGTCACAGATTGATTGGCAAGCTGGTACAAACGGTCTAGCGATGCTAGCAATCATGCTTACCGAGATGGTGCTAGTCACAAAAGCTATGAGTGGCCTTGGTTCTGGTTTCTTAGGGAACATGGGGGCTGTAATTGCTATTACTGCATTGTCGTTGGATTTATTTGTTATCGCAGAAGCAATTAAGAAAGTCTCCGAGATAGACGTTGGCGCTGCTTTGCCAGCTCTTGGTATTCTTGCTGGTGCAATGCTCGTTCTTGGCGGCATTGTTACAGCTATGGGGTATTTGAATCCTGGTGGAGCAATCCTCGCTGGAATTGCTTTAACCATCACCACGAATGCTCTTATTCCATTAGCTCAAGCATTTACAACATTGTCGAGTATTTCTTCTGATGGTGTTGAGAACGCACTTAGAGCATTGAGTACAAGTCTTGTAGTGCTTGCTGGAATTACGACATTCCTTGGTATGCTACCAATGGGTGCTGGCTTACTTGGATCTATTGCACTTAGCTTTATTTCTTTAAGCCTTATTCCTATTGCTATGTCACTTGAAACCTTGTCTAAGCTTACTGACAAAGATCTTGGTAAGGGCATTAAAGCAATAGTCACTACTATTGGATCAATGGCTGGCATTGCAACATTTATTGGTGCATTTGCTCCGCTATCTATTGCTGGTGCAGCAACACTTGCAATTATGAGTGGTGTCCTTATTCCAATGGCCGCATCATTTAAAGAAATGGGCAGCATTTCAGAAGACATCATGATATCTGGAATAACTAATATTGTCTCCGCAACAGCTACATTGGCTATGATCTCAGTTCCTTTGAGTCTTGTAGCACCATTGATGGCTATTGCTGGTGCTTCATTATCTGTTATTTCTGGTCCATTGGTCGGAATTAGCAGAGCCTTAGCCGATTTTGCAGATGTCGGTAAACGTGGCGAGCAAGGCGCTGAGAATATTAGAAAGTCTCTCGAAGCCATTGCCGTTGGATCACTGCTAAATACGCTTAGCGGCTTTGGTGCTGACGCATTAGCAAAGATTGCTCCGGTTATTGGTGACCTTGCTGACGGAGTGTCAAAATGGAGTAAAGTTAAGATTAATAGCTCTCTTGAAGATGGACTCAAAGCACTTGGCAATGGTCTATCATATTTGTCTTTTGATGACTGGGGAGCAGATGTAGTAAATAAGGTTCATGAAAATATTGGTTCACTGGCCGATAGTGTTGCTAAGTGGTCAGATGTAGAATTGAATCCAAGTCTTGAGGCTTCTTTGAGCGCTCTTGGTCGTGGTTTAGATGGATTAAACTTCGACATGCTTGGTGCTGCATCCGTTGCTATTTCTGCTGACAGCATTGGCACACTTGCTGGGTCTATTGCTAAGTGGAACGGTGTTGAAATCCCAGATACACTTGGAGTTGGACTTTCTGTACTGGCAGAGGGACTTAATTCGTTTGGTCTTCTTGATATATTTAGCTCAATGTCTGTTGAGAATATTACAGGACCATTAAGTGAGCTTCCTGATGCTATTAAGAAGTGGACAGCACTGGATCTAAACAAGGATGCACTAGACAATATTTCAACTGGTATGGCTAAGATTGCCGACGGCATTCGTAACTTCGCATTGACGGATTTCTTCTCGACTGGCGCTGCTGAGGCCACTGGCAATGCATTAAACGTATTGGCAGAAGGTGTAAAACAATTTAGAGTTGTCGTTGTGCCAAAAGATATCCAAAACGATTTACGAAGGTTGGCCGAAGGAGTTGGCGAATTCTGGAATAAGGGTTGGGGTGCTGATACACTAAGTTCTCTTGGTCCTACGCTTACTGATTTGGCTGCTGGAATTAGGTCTTGGTCCGGTCTTCAGGTTCCCGACAATATTCAATATCAGCTTACATTAATTGCTAATGGCTTAGCTCAGTTTGATGAACTTGGCGGAGCTACAGCGGATAATATTAAACAATTGAGTTCTGCAACTGGCGAATTTGCTTGGGCATTGTCTACTATGAGCGGAGTTGACGGCGCATCTGTTGCATCTTCAATCTCCGATCTTGTAAATGGTCTTGCTGAAGATCCAGAGAAAATGACCGCTATTTCTACGGCGTTCAGCGAGCAGCTAACAGCTATGACTACAGCTATTACGGAGAAGTCTAGCGAGATTAGTGCCGCTATGGACTCGATGATTCAGCAGGTTACAGAAAGCATTCAAAATGGGAGTGGATCGTTTACTGAAGCCGGAAACGGAATTGGTAGTGCAATAGCCGATGGTATTTCTGCCGGTGTCGCTGCTAAGAACGGCGATATTAGCGCTGCTATGTCGTCAGCTATGACTGAAGCATCCAACACCGTATCTAGTGAATCTAGTAAAGTTTACGAATCTGTATACAACACTGGATCTGAGATTATTGGACAGCTTGCTAGCGGAATTGCTTCTAATAATACAGCTGCAACCGAAGCAGTTTCTGGTATTATGAGCTCCATTGTAAGTGAACTTAATAGTCACGGTCAAGAAATCTACGATGCTGGTTGGTATCTTGCTGATGGTCTGGCAAATGGTATCCGAGCTAACCAGAATAAAGTTGTAAATGCTGCGGACGCAATTGCAAAGGCAGCAATGGAAGCCTCTAAGGCTAGATTACAAATTAAATCCCCATCAAGGGTAATGCACGAACAAGGTATGTATGTCTCACTTGGCCTTGCGAACGGTATGCTTGCGTTTAAGGATAAAGTTATTGCTGCGTCGTCTGATGTAGCATCCGATGCTGTATCCTCTATGGAAAGCAATCTAAATGCGCTTAATGGTAAGTCATACAAGCCTAATATTTCACCAGTCATTACTGGTAAGATGGATGGATTATTTGGTAGTCTTCGTCTTGGTACGTCTATGCGACTTAATGCTGAAGTAAACGCTATGTCTAAGGATGGATCTATGATTGTTAATTCAATTAATAACCTTAGGTCTGATATGGATAAGTATACTACAGCACTTATGGAAGCTGACACTTCTATCAATATTAATCAAACGAATCTATCGCCTAAGGCACTTGACCCTAGCGATGTATATCGAAATACGAAGAATGCTATGTCAATTGCTCGTCATAGGGGGTAGTAAAATTAATGATTAAAAGTATTAAAGTTACTAACAAAAAGAAAGATTCAAAAGAATTTATTCTCGATAGGGGCATTGAGTCCGGTTTTCTTATTACTAAGATTTCCGGGCTCGGCCCGGTCGAGGCTGATGTATCAGTTAGTAACGTTGTAACCTTTGACGGTGGTGTATATAATTCTGCTAGAGCTAAGACACGCAATATTGTTATCGAGTTTGCTTTGCATGGTAACGATGTTGAAGCTCAGAGACTAGAATTGTATAAATATTTTCCTCTTAAAGAGAAAGTAACCATCGAAGTCAAGACTGGAACAAGACACGCTGCTACGTACGGATATATTGAACGAGTTGAGCCTGAGATTTTCGAAGAGACTCAACATATTCAAATTTCTATTATATGCCCCGATTCTTATTTCACAGACATTCAAAATGGTGTTGAGAAACTGTATTCATTTTATGCTATTTCTCCAAATTTTGAATTCCCATTTTCTAATGAATCTCTAACGACAGCTCTTTTGGAGTTTGGTATTATTCGAGGAAACTTCGTACATGATATTTATTATACAGGCGAAGTTGAAACCGGATTTGTCATGTCATTTTCTCCATTTGGCGACCTTAACAAGAAGATTCGTATTTCTAATGTCGATACTGGCGAGAATATGACAATCGATCTTGGGGTTATTCAGAAGGTAACTGGTAAGACATTTTCTTCATCCGATGAGTTGTCTATTTCTACAATTAAAGGTTATAAATATGTTCTTCTGTCAAGAGCGGGAAAGACATATAACGTTCTTAATTGCTTGGATAGGTCTTCAGATTGGCTTCAGCTATCTCAAGGACATAATAAATTCGCTTACGCTATTACGGATGATCCAAACCAACAGGTAAGATTTGAAATTAGGACTACCAATCTATTATTTGGAGTATAGTTATGATAACGCCATATATTTTGAATCGAGAGTTCGAAACGGTTCGCATGTTAGATGATTATATTTCATTTATTTGGACTGATCGCTTTAATAAATGTGGCGATTTCGAAATTATTCTCCCATACGATCCTAATCTATTTGATTATCTGAAACAGAACTGGTATGTAGTAAATCCAGAATCTGAGCACACAATGATAATCGAATCTATTTATGTCAAATCTGAGGCTGATGGCGAAGATACAGTAAAGATTTCTGGACGATCATTGGAAAGTATTTTAGATAGGCGAATTGCGTGGGGTCTAGAGTATCATAACAAGACAGTGCAAGACTGCATAATTGACACGATCACGTCAAATTGTATCCAGTCATCTGCAAGTGCTAGAAATATTAAAGGTCTATCGACTGCTTGGAATTATGATGAAAAATTAAAGTCAATGAAAATTGAAACCCAATTTACTGGCGATAATATTTATGAACTAACCACAAATTTGTGCAGTAAATATGGAATCGGTTTTAAATTGACAATGCCAACTGATGGTAACTTCATTTTTAAACTCCTAACCAATGAAGATAGATCATACAACCAAACTAAGAATCCAGTTGTTATATTTTCTCCAGCATTTGAGAACTTATTGAATGCCAATTCGTACGAATCTAATCAAGATTACAAAACTGTAGCTTTGGTTGGCGGCGAAGGAGAAGGTAACGATCGTTGGTACAAGTCTAATGATTGGACTGGAGATACAGGATTAGATAGACGAGAGTTATTTGTGGATGCTCGTGATCTAAGAACAAAAGTAAGGGATCCTGGTTCAAAAACAGAACGAACTTTGAGCAGTAGCGAATATTATTCTACACTTAATACTAGAGGTGATAGAGAACTAGCAAAACATCAAGTCACAACCATTTTTGATGGAGAGCTTGAATCTACACGTTCGCAATTTAAGTATAAGCAAGACTATAATATTGGTGATATCGTTCAAGTAGAGGACAAATATAGGCGGATGTTTACAGCCATGATTACTGAGTATATTTATTCATATACTGACTCCGCTATTAAATGTTACCCAACATTTGAAGTAATAAATAAGGAGGTAAAGTAGTGGCTATAACTTATGGTTTTTATAACTCGCAAAATGGAGACAGGAAATACGATGCTGTCCAGTTTGGCGAGATTTTTGACGGCGTTATTTGTGATGGTGTGTATCAGTCTATTGGATCTGCATTTTTGGTCAAGCCATCGACTGGCACAAGTGTGTCCGTTGGTACTGGTAGGGCATGGTTTAATCACACTTGGATTAAAAACGACTCTGATTTTCAGGTATTGCTTAACTCTGCTCACCCAATTTACGATAGAATTGATGCTGTTGTATTTGATGTTAACTCTGGTTCTAGGGTAAATTCAATTACTGTGGTTCAAGGTGAACCAGCAGAAACACCAGTAAAGCCAACAATTGGAGCCGGATCAAGTAGGCAATATCCAATTGCTTATATTACAGTACGAAAGGCTGCGACATCAATTGCAATTTCGGACATTGACTATAAGGTTGGAACTAAGGATTGTCCTTTTGTTACTGGACCATTGACTACAATAACGATCGAACGTTTTGTTGAGGCTTGGTCTTCTGAGTGGAATGACTGGATGAGCCATGCTAAGGACGAATATTCTTCGAATTTAGCAACAAATAAGAGTCAGTTCGAGACTTGGTTCCACACAATGCAAGTCAATCTCAATTCTAATGTTGCAACGAATCTTCAAAACCAGATTACAGAATTGACTAAGAAAATCGATTTGATGGCTTCTGGTGGATATTCTGTAGTGTCGATTGAGGACTCTGCCGGCAGACCGGTGATGGATAGCAATGGCGCGCCAATTACTGGTCAGAGAAAATACAATGGAGAATAGGAGTATATTTAATGAAAATTACAGAGTATGCACGAACAACTAAAGTTTCAGATACTGACGTTCTTTTGATCGATGGTTCGTCTGGAACAAAGACAGTTACTATTGATCAGCTGAAGTATTCTTTATTTGAGAATAATCCGGTTATGCACCGTAATATTTGGCGTAACAATAATCTTGGTACTTCAGTTAGTGCTCAGCAATACCAGGCAATTAGCTCTGGTAAATTTAACGATATTTATGTTGGAGACTATTGGATTATTGGTGGTATTAAGTGGCAAGTTGTTGATCTAGACTATTTCTACAAAGGTGGAGATCAGACATTCATGAGGCATCATGCAGTAATTATGCCAACCACGTCTCTATATTCGTCTTCTTATGAGGACTCTCGTTCCAACTGGAACGGATATTTCAACAGCAAGCTGTACAAGTCATCTCTTAGCACTGCTAGGAACACTATCAATAATGCATTTTCTGGTCATGTGATTGAGCATAAAGAAGGTGGCACTTATGAGCGAGATGGATCTTCAGTATCTGGAGCATTTAATTGTCGATCCGAAAATACAACTGTATCTCTTGCATCAACTTGCTATATTTATGGCGACCATTTCTTTAGTGCTCTTACCTATAACGGGCAATATCCCATCGTTTATAACGGACAGTTCGCTGCTTTCAGAATGAACTGCCCAACAATGTTGGTTGGTGACGATAATAAAGAATGGTGGCTGCGAGATCCAGTAAGCACTACTGGCTTTGCTGTCGTTACGGATAATCTCTTAGCTAACTGGGGTTGGGCTGATTCAGAAAAAGGCATTCGTCCATATTTCCTAATTGGATAAGAAGGCGATATTCGATGGAGCAACAGCATCTTATTGATATGGCGGTGACTGTAGTTTGCGCCGTTATGGCGTCTTCTGGATTTTGGACGTGGTTTAACAACCGTAATAGCCACTCTGAAGAGAAAGAGCGAATGGCTACAGCTCAAGCGGAAATGCTAGTCGGTCTTGCACATGATCGCATTGTAACCAAGGGTATGCGATATATTGATCGAGGATATATTACAAAAGAAGAGTATGAGAATATGGAAACATATTTGTTTAAGCCATACAAGAAGCTTGGTGGTAATGGATCAGCTCAGAAAATCATGGAAGAAATTAATAAACTTCCAATTAAGAGTAGGTGATGTAATTGTATACTGATTATGAGAGAGTATATACCAACTACCTAATGCATCATGGCACTAAAGGAATGAAGTGAGGCGTTAGACGAGCTTTAAAGAAATACAATGCACTGTATGATCAAACGAGATCAAACCTAAATAAACAAAATCCAAACTATCATAATATTAAAAACGTGATTAACAATGATAAAGCTAATATTAACAAAATGACTTCTAAAAGAGATATTAAAAACAAATCATTTTTCAATGGTGTTAAATATAGTACTCTTGCTTCTGCCGGTATGACCGGTAAAAAAGTAAATGTAAAAAAGCTCAATAATATCATGGAAAAAGACTGGACTAAAAATAAAGTACAAATTGTAAAAGAAATGAAGACCCAAAGGCGATGGGGTAAAGCAACCGTTGCTTCTGCTCTCGCAATTTATGGCGGACTCGGTGTCGCAGCGATTGGCATGGTTTCTAGAAACAACCACATAATGAACGTTGGACTTGCAGCAACACTTGGCGGAAGTATCGGCGCATCAGTTGGAACAACAAAGCTTGCTACGTCAAAACTAGCTAGAAGAACTGACGGATACGCAGATGCTTACTATCACAAAAAGCATTAAACTAGGATCATAAAAATCGCGCCAAAAACACTTCATATAATGAAGGTAATAAACGTTTGAAAGGAGTTTGTTATGTTTAAATTCAAGTTTCCTGAGAAAAAGGATACTAATGAATCTATGTACGAAGGTGAGGTGATGTCGCTTCTCGAAGCGTTGAGTGTTACGCCATCCGGCACAGACGAGTACGATAAGTTACTTGATGAATTAAATTCATTGATGGATGCTAAATCGAAGCAAGTTCGAAAAGGTCCAGATCCGAATACAATTCTGACAGTTGCTGGTACTGTCTTGCTTGGTGTGTTGATGCTCAATTATGAGAAAGCTGATGTCATTACATCTAAGGTACTTGGTTTGTTGGGGAAGATCAGGGCTTAATTGAAACGTAGCACTGATACGTACGTTTGTTAAAGAGAATATACCGTGTGTTAAATACATGCGGTATATTTTTTTCGCGTAGATAACTTCGCTTATAATGAGGTAGTAACCATTTATTGAAAGGGGTTATCATGAACGTAGAGAAAGTTAAGGAATTTGGAATCTATAATCCAGACAAAATTCTATATCCAGTTGGAGCTTTGAGTTTTACCGGACTAATGTTCCTTTGTGGAAAAATGTTTAGTATGCTGGAGTTAAAAACGGCAAGTTTGATTTTTACTGGTGCTGGTTGCATTTCTGGAGTAGTTACAGGTTTCGAAATTAAGAATTGTGTTGATAGTTATATAGAATTTAATAAATAGACTACCACAAAGATATAGTGTGTTAAATACATGCTATATCTTTTTCGCATATTTTTCATCGCCTATAATGAAGTAGTAATCAACTAGTTTTGGAGGTTTATTATGGACGTTACTAGAGACGACGTTATTGATGGTATTAAAATCATTGGAGGACTTGTTGTTAGTATTTGTGCTAGTGAAGTTGCGGAAGCGGTTCTAGAAGCTGTTTTACCGGCTCCCGTTAATCTTGTAGGGAAAATCGGTATTAAGGTTTTAGGATTTACCGCTGGTGCAGCCGTAGCTAGAGAATTCAACAAACAAGTCGACGAATTTGTAAAGATCATCGATATGGTCAAAGAGGAACAAGAAAAGAATAAACAAAAAGCAGTTGCTAACTAGATTTGAAAAGATATTGTAGGATTAAAATCTTATGATATCTTTTTATCCTCGCATAAAAAACACCTCATATAATGAAGTAGTAATCAACTAGTTTTGGAGGTTTATTATGAATGTACGTCAGTATGTGTTTGGTGAAGCCGCTGTTGGAATGGCAATGGGTGGTGGCGCAACCGTTACGGCAGGTATTGGACTTCTCTGTTTAGCAACAGGAAAGTACGGACTTGCCCTCGGAATGTTTGCCACTACTGGTTGTATTCTATACACTGGTGCATTAGCTCATATTCAACTTACAGAAGAGCTTTTAGAGAAGTATTAGTTACTATGGAATGTATAGTGTGTTAAAAACATGCTATACATTTTTCGCGTCAAAAACATCTCATATAATGAGGTAGTAACCATTTATTGAAAGGGGTTATCATGAACGTAGAGAAAGTTAAGAAGTTTTCGGTTGAGAATGCTGGGCGAATTGCGAATGTTGCGTTTGATCTTGCAGTGGTAATTTACTGTATTGGTATGGCATCAGCTTGTATTAAAGCTGGTTACGAAGACCCAAGTGTAGGAGTTCTAATTGTCACAGGTCTTGCAATGGACGCAAAAGCTGGCGTTGAGACTGGAGCTCTTCTTAAAGCTTATTCAGAGTTCCAAGAGTAAATAGGCTACCGCAAAGAGATAGTGTGTTAAATACATGCTATCTCTTTTTACGCCTCGCGAAATTTTCATCTCATATAATAGAAGGAGAGAGGATTGAAACATTACGTTTTCAATCTCGATAGGGTTCCGCTGTGAAAGATCAGTCACCGTTTGTTATCGACTCTTCTTCTATATTTTTACCTTAACTGGGCTTTTATAACATTAAAAGTATTTTTATAAAATGCCAGTTATTTACAGTAGTTATAAAGCCATTTAAAACATGGTTTTTATTTTTATGAACAATTATAGCTTGAAAGGAGCACTATGAAGTACCAAAATTTGAAAAAGTTACGAATTAGCCTTGGAATCACTGTTGGTAAGGCTGCCGAGGAGATGTTTGTAACGCCACAGACAATTTGTAACATCGAAAGTGGTAGAACAGTAAAAGAATCATCTTTATTCTACTATGAATTGTATTTAAAGTATAAGAAAAAGTACATAGAGCATTATAGGGAGATTAATCAATAATGGATATTATTGCTAAGATTGATAGAACTTTATTGGATAACGAACTTCACAACCTTGTAAGCTTTCGTATGTCTCGCGATTCTGATAGAGCTTTATTTAAACCAACATATAAAATTGAAATCGATGATTCTTGTCCGTATTTTATTATGCGCGAGATATTTTATGTGATTCCATATGACGATACTAATCGTAAATTCATATTAATAAGTGAAACACATGTTCTAGAGATAGAGCGATTTACAAACAGCACTATAAGTATCAGATCGGCAAATTGTATGGATCCTTATAAATGGCACACATTTACGTCATATTCGAATCCTAAAACGTTCGCTAGAATTAATACAATTTACGAAGCATGCCTAAAGGAATCTAAAAACTATAATTACGAAGAAGGATCATATAACTATGAAAAATATGTCAAAAGTTTGTAAGGATATTTAAATGCTTGAGTTTATTGATCAATTTATTGTAGATTTTTATTCTAGTTATCCGTCCGAGATAAAAGTAAGCCATGCATTAGGATGGGGTCTCTTTGGTGTTTTAGATACTATTGAAATATCTACAAAGAATTTTACATCAAGCATAGTATTAGAACCTCTTGACAATGTAGATGGACTAGACGTACTAATATATCGAACCGTCGATCGTGCCACAATATCTCGTCATGTCATGCTCTTTGATGGTAATCAATATTTTAATGCCATGTACAGAATCCTTAAATTATGTGGTTTTATGTCTCTTCCAGCGTGATATTTCCAAGTAAGGCTACCACCAGTTTGTATGAATGGATTATATTATGTTTAAATATAATTTTAATAAGGACAAATACCTTAAATATCAATTAAAACGTTGTCTTGAGCCAGAACCATACGATACACTTGAAGATGTAAAGTTTAAAGCACTTATAAATTCAATAGGATTTATTGATGCTAAGGACATTAGCATTTTAGTCGGATATTGGACTATACACAATTGTATCGAGTGCGCTTTTAATTATTCGACGTTTTCTATTAGTTTCAAAATTTTTAATAATGGTTTTGATCTTAATTTTGGTGATTTTTTAGTAACAGATAAAGATTCCATATTATATCATAATAATGGTATCGAGTCATCACAATGTTCGTTTATACCATCAGCAGAGTATTCTTTTTGTAATATTCTTGCTGTTGCGATTAATAAAACGAATTTTGATGAAGTTAAAAAGTTATTGGAGCAAAAATGAGCTTATACTGTCTTCAAGACGATAAAACGTCTTCAGATATTTTAAAAAGATGTTTTACAAAAACCGGTATCGATTCCGATGACGATTCGAGATTCAAAGAATTAATGAATAGTATTAATTTCTTAGAATCCGATAACATCATAGTGTCGACAATGGTTAATTTGGTTAGCATGCAAAACTACGGAGAGCTGCACGACAAAAACTTTGACATATCTATGGAATTTAATCTGTATGATATGCAATTTAGCAAATTCAAAGTCGCGTATAAAGGAGCTCAGATTTATTATAGGGATAGAGTATTTTTTTCTATTGATACTTTATTTTTATATGCATTTTGTCATTGGTTGTTCCATCTATTTTTAGCGGATTTAGATTATCAAAATAGGACTCGTATAGAGGAGGTTTAGAATGGATAATGAAGATTTAGTCAACAATTTATTTTCTATGGGTGTTAAATTAGATCTATCTTATAAATTCCGTAATATGATATCTGAATTGGAGGAAGTAAAAGATGAAAACTCCGAAAAAATACTGACGATTGTCAGCAAAGTTGATGAATTAAGCGGAGACAAATACACAAAGGAGATGGTAAAAGAAGCAAAACGTGCTGTCACATATTTTGAAGATTATATTGGTTGTTTAAAGCGAATTTCGGACCTTTCTAAAAAATCAGCGATTGGAGATTAATCATGGCAAACCCACAGGACACTTATATTACATCTTTCCTTGATTCATTTATTGAGTCTACTGGATGTAAAGATCTTTGTATAGATCTATCGAAGCTTGTTGATAGCGGATCACTAACGAAGGGATTCCAGCACGCTATTGATGGTCTCATTACGACAGCGGTCAAAGAGCGCATTAGGAATTATACCATTGATAAGCGTGGTATTGTATGTGTCATTAAAGACCGAAATGATATTACTTTGTCATTTAGGCGTGGCGTCGATATGTTTATCGTTGAGTATCTTGGAAACGGCGAGGCTGTTAGCCGAAATTTCAAGAATGACAACAATACTCCATATTATTTCATTATCAAGTATATTATTAATGCTATCGAGGAGGAGTATCAGAATAGGATCGTAGCAAAAATGATTGATTATGGAGAGGTAGATCCAGATACATTACTTTATGCTTGTTCTGCATATTTTATTGGCAATTTTGATATATTTGAAAAGTACAACAAGGTTGAGGATGGAAAGAACGTTAGGTACATCCAAACCAAATGCATTGGTGCTACGCAGTATATTCTAACCACTCGCATAGAGATTCCTGGTTCGTCGAAATTCACAGATATCAAATTTACTGATGTTATTTCAGTATCTGTTTCTATATCTGTTGATAATTTTGATACCGGTTTATCTTTCTCCACTACTAATCCATATTCTAAGATTGTTACTAGGGCACTCCAAATCAGTAAAAAGAGTCTTGAGTAGTAGGTGATATTTGTGAAGAATCTTGGTAAAGCAGTTCTTGCTGGTGGAGATAAATACGTTGGTTATGTCTTTGATATTAAGAAAATTAATACAAAAGATCTAACTGCCGATATTGAATTCGACTTCGATGCCAACAAGACATTTTTTGATTATCCACCTAAACTCACTGTCCCAATGGATTGGCTTGTGCCAGAGGATAGGGCTTAGAGTTCGCGAAATTTTCATCTCATATAATAGAAGGTGTAGGCGTTCTTTAGAAAGGAAAACGATTATGAACGCATTGAACAAAGTGTTAGACCTAGTTAAGAAGCCTGTTGTTGTTAACATTCTTAGCGCTGTAGGTGGAGCAGCACTTGCCATTATTGGTGGTAAGATGCTTCCAACTGCAAAAGCTTATTTGGATGCTAAAGCAGCAGACGAGCTACATTCTAACACAGTTGATGATGTTGTTGTCGAGACTGTAGAAGAGCAGTAGCCTTCAGATCTAAGGAGAGTTGTAAAATCAGCTCTCCTTATTTTTTCTTTTTAGATTGGAGAATTTTCATGAAGAATGCAATTGATTTCCTAAAGTCACCTTGGATGCTTGTTATTGCTGGTATTGGATTGTTGTATATTATGTTGTGGTCTTTTGCAATGTATTCGTCGGTTGCACCAGAAAGACAGAGTGCTTTGGTTGTTATTTCTGTTATTTATTTGATCTGTGCAGTCTCAATCGCTCGGAATGAGAAATGTTTCTAGGAATTTACCGTCTTATGAAAGATATTCAGTATCACTATGAATATCTTTCTGATGGCGCTGATGCGGAGCGACAACGCAAGAAATTCATAAGCAAATTCAAACCGTGTAAACAAGATAAAGGTAAAGAAATAACTGCTTTTAAGACAGAAGCATATACTGATGTTAAGAAGCAGCATTTCACAATCCATATTCTTGGCGGTAGCGACGAATTCAAGTGTTGTGATAGTGATATTTTTGGTATAGACATTGTATGTATGGATGTACCAATGACAGTTTCAGTTAGGGATATTTGTGTGTATAATTTCTACATGGATTTATACAACAAGTTCAATAAGGCATATTTACAAACCGAGCGAAAGGATATTTAATCATGTCTGATCCAGTAAACCACCCAGATCATTATACTCAAGGATCGATCGAGTGTATTGATGCTATGCTCGAAACACAAGGAGTACAAGCTGTACGAGATTATTGTATTTGCAACGCGTTCAAGTATATTTGGAGGCACAACTCTAAAAACAACGATCAAGATATCCGAAAAGCTAAGTGGTATATTGATAAGTATTTGGAACTAACCGAGCAACCAAGCGAACAGTGTTATAAAATTGACTCGCCAAATGAAGAGAACTTTTTTATTCAATCTCCCGATGGTAATACCAAATACTATTTTGGTGCTTATCCAGAAAAGAATAAGGTGAACGATGATTAAAGAAGTATACGATTTTAAAGGATATATTGTCGTCCCTAGAGAGTATATTCATCTTGTTCTTCCATGGTTTGCTCGTTGGTTTTCTGATTCTATTGGTGGCAAATACAATAAGGAAGAGACTGCTTGTGCATATTTATTGGATTGGGCAGACGCTGAAGAAGACGAAGTAATTCAAAAGATGCGTTTGTTTGAAGCACATTACGGTGCTAGTTATGGACTTTTTACAAAAGAAAGTGGTGAATTGGTATGAAGAAGTACGGTTTTTTCAATTTCCTGTTTGATGTGATTTTTGGTATTATCACATGTGGACTTTGGTGGCTTTATCTCGTCTTCCGTCATTTTTCAAGCAGGTAATTCATGTTCAAACGAAATTCTGCATTTTTGAAAGACGGACAAGTTATTTTGTTCCCTGGCGAAAAGCCAACAGACTATATTAAGAAAGATCATCCAGAATGGCCGACCATATTTGGATTGTACGGACCAGAGAATGTTATTAGGAAAATAATCAAAGTATTTAAATCTAATAATATTAAACACAGTCCTACACCAAATAGAGTGTCTGCTCATAAGTCAAGAGTTCTATTTTTTACTAATGACGTTGAGTCTGTTGTAAACTTGATTTATGGTATGGATGACTTTGATATTCCTATTATTCTTAAGGATTATAGTTTGGCTTTTCCAATCGTTGAAGAAAGTGAGTAGTTATGAATGTACTGAACGCATCAAAACAATTCCTAACTAAGAATTCCACAACAATTCTTATGGGGCTTGGTGCTGTAACAGCGGTTGGTTCAGTTGTTATGGCAGTTAAAGAAACACCTAAAGCAATCACAAAGATGTATGAAACAGCAAAGGAGATCGATCCAGATACTCCAATTGAGTCTGTTCTATATCCTAAGACTGATTTGTACGACAAGATTGGTTGGAAAGAGACACTTAAATCGACTTGGAAGTGTTATATTCCTACAGTATTGCTTGCCGGTACATCTTTGACTTGTTTCTTTGCAGCAATGCATATTACAAGTGGTAAAGTTGTCGCACTCTCGTCTGCTGTAGCTGCAAGTCAGCAAATCGCTGAGAAATATCAGCAAGAGGTAATTGATATTATTGGTAAGGACAAAGAGCGAGATATTAGAAAGAAAGTTAATGAATCTAATATTTCTGAGACTCCAGTTCCTAGTAAATCTGGACTTGTAGTATTTGGTTCCGGAGACACTTTGGTATTTGACGAGGTTTCTGGACGATATTTCTTGTCTGATAAAGAGTCAATTCGAACTGCTATGAACGATTTTAATCAGCAAGTGATTTGGGGATCTACACAAGATCTAAATGATTGGTATGATGTTGTAGGTCTTGAGCAAATTACAATTGGTGATTATCTCGGATGGAATGCCGACCGATTGATGGATATTTCATTCGATAGTATGATTGCTCCAAACGGAGAGCCATGCATCGTTCTGAATTATCTTGTTAAGCCTTCTGTAAACTTTAAGAAATAGATTGGATATTTTCATGGCAGAGAGAAAGATTAATACTCAGGAGAAAGACTCAGCAGGAGTTCCAGTATATCCTGGTAACAGCACAGTAGCTAAAGAAGCTCCAACAACTAGCAATGCTACGGACGAGCGAAAGAAAGTAGAGAAAATTGCTGATGGAAAGGTTAAGAAACCTTCTCTTTGGAGTAAAGTAAAGTCAAATCTCTTTAATAACGACGACAACATCGGAGATTATTTGGTATTTGATGTATTTATTCCGGCAGCAAAGAACGTTATTTCTGACGCTATCACTGGAGCAATCCAAATGCTTCTTTATGGAGATAATAGACGACCAAATGGTGTAAACCGAGACAGAGGTCGTTCGACTTATACTTCATATGGAAGATATTATGATCGAGACAACCGACGTGAGAGGGAAGAGCGTAGAAATCCACGACAAGTAAATCCTAGATCAGTTCTTGATTATGACAATGTTGTAGTCGATACGAGACGTGAAGCAGAACTTGTATTGGCACAAATGGATGATCAGATTGCTGTGTATGGAATGGCTACTCAAGCGGATTTCTATGATGCTCTCGGACTCGATACTGAGTACACTGACAACAAAGTTGGTTGGAAAGATCTTAGGAATGCTCAAATAGAGCGCCGTAGAGATGGATATGGCTTTATCTTGCCACGTCCAGAGTATATTGATTAAAGGAGAACAAAATGTTTATAGAGTATTTTCTTGCGGGAGTATTTGCTTCTGGTCTTACACTGTTTGTAGATCGTATTATTAATCCTCATCTTGGTGACGTACCAGTAAGCAACTTCTATGTTGATATGTATCGATCTACAGATGACCTAAATGATATTCTTAAGTCTTGTATGAATATCCAGGACGAACAAGAGAAGAAACAAAAAGGTCCTTCTGATGAGCAAGTATAACCAAGCTTATCGAATTTGGAGAAGTGAGGAGAACAAACCAGTATGGTACGCTGTACTGGTTTACCTCCAACTTATTAGGAATCCAACATTTGATATTATTTGCTATCGACTCGGTATTAAAGATTAAACCATTTTTCAAAGGAGACTGAAATGGGTGTTGCAAAAACGGTAAATAAAAAGCTTGAAATATGCTATACTACTTTACAGCATATTTCAAATCTCAAAGACGCCATTATTAATAATTTCTTTAATGACTTCTTTCATGAATTTTCGGACATTGAAAAGCAATGCTATAAGTACGATGAATATATAAATACTTGCTCGGATCCAAATCCTGTTTGGTATTCTTCATCAGCAATGCTTGAGTGTCTTTCTGACATTGAAAAGTATATATTTGCTAATGATTTACTTGGAGTCACGTACAGTATTTATACTCTCGAAAGCATGGTCAATGCCGCAATTGAATCAATGAGTGAAGAGTCAAAGGAGACTGAAAATGAGCACTAAGAAAACTACTAAAAAGTCAAACGACGAGAAGATCGAATCTAAGCTTAATTACAGACTTGTTATTTGTAAAGAGGCTAGTACTTATGCTGAATGCTTACGTACTGCTTTAATTGATAATTCTTTAACTCGATTCTTCATTGCGTTTAAAAGGTTGACTAATCTTGGTTATAAATTTGACGACTATGTAAATATGGAGCTTGATCCAAATTCAACTTGGTATTCCTCATCGGCGATTTTGTCGACATTGGCTCTCATTGAGAGAGGATTGTTTGCAAATGACTTATTTGAAGTCGTAGATCATATTAATGAGCTTGAAAAGATGTTTAATGAAGCTATGAGCTCAGTTAAACCCTCCACTAAGGAGTCATAACATGACTTTCACTGAATCTCAGATGCGTGAATGGGTAACTAAAGCATACGGCGGAAGATTCTGGCCAGACAAGGTAAAAAAGATGTCATATGAGCAGGTAGTAGCCATATTTACACGTCTTCGCAAGTCAGGGAAAATCCCTGTGTAATTTCGCGTCAAAAACATGTGCTATAATAGAAGGGGAAAGACCTTAATGAAGTTTTAAATAACTCGCTAAGGTCCCTCCTTCTATATTTTTTCGTAACTGTTGTTCTATGTTTGAAGGGAAATCAAAATGAGTATTCTGAACAACGTAACAAAGTTTGCTGGAAGGGCTGGTCTTGTTATTTCTAAGCACGGTCCAACAATCCTCACAACTGTAGGTGTCGTTGGTTTTATTGGCACCGCAGTCCTTGCTTCTCAAGCAACTCTCAAAGTCGGTGATATTCTCGACGAGGGTAAGGATATTGAGAGCAAGATCAAGGGCGTACACGAAGGTAAGCTAAAGATTAAGCCTGGCGAGACATATTCTGAAGAGGATTACAAGAAGGATCTTATTCTGAATCGTGTCCAAACGGCACTGAAGATTGGAAAGCTCTATGCACCTGCTATTCTTGTTGGTATTGCTAGTACCGCTTGCGTACTTGGCGCTCATCATATTCTATCTAAGCGCAATGCTGCTCTGGTGGCTACTGCCTCTATGCTTACTGAGTCTATTAGTAAGTATCGTGAGAGAGTCGCTAAAGAACTCGGAGAAGAAGTAGAGGATGCTCTTTATCACGGAGTAGAACTCAAAACTGAAAAGAAAAAGGTCAACAAGAAGACCGTAGAGGAAACCACTGTTGCTCCAGAGAACGGTGTTGATACTTCTAACATGCCTTCCATTTATGCTCGCATTTTTGACGAGTATAATCCTAACTGGTCTAAGTCTCCTGAAGAGAATCGTTATTTTCTCCAGTGTGCACAGTCAATGTTCAATGATCAGCTGAAAGCTAAGGGTCACGTATTCCTAAATGATGTTTATGAGACTCTTGGTTTTGACAAGACTCCTGCTGGACAGGTCGTTGGATGGGTTTACAACAGCGACAATGGAGATAATTTCATTGACTTTGGTATCTTCGACACCGCATCAAATCCTGTAAGGACGCGCTTTATCAATAGTGAGCAGCCTTCCGTTCTTCTTGATTTTAATGTTGATGGTGTTATGTACGATCTTATTTGAGGGCAAAGAGGATTAAATGCTGTTGGATCAGGTATATATGAAGAGGATATTCTAAACTATCCTGGGATTTATACCTGCCCAATCTAATTTTGTTTGAAAGGAGTTACAATGAACAATAAAGTACTAGTCGTAGGATCGCTTGTAGCCGTTTCTGCGCTGTCTTGGTTTGCTTCTAAGGCATATTATGATGATAAGCGTAATCACGAAGTAGAAAGCCTTAGAGAGGTTCTAAAGACCACCGAAAGGCATATTCATGCTCTTCGTGAAGAGATTAATTCTCTAAAGAGTAAACTTAGTGAGGATAAGACTGTTGAAGAGGAAACTAAAGAAGATTCTGATATTCCTACTAAAGAGACAGCTGAGTCTGACTCTGATGATATTCCAGATGAGCGAGAGAATATTTCTTACCGTTCAACTGGTAACTACACGGATTATTCAAAGTATTACAAACCAGGCGTAATTAAGATTCCTAATATTCGTGTTGGTTGGGAAACTGTCAATAACGATATTAAGGTTCCTTATGAAGAGCCAGGACCAATTACTGAGGACGAGTTCTATGAAGGCGCTAATGAAGATGACTGGATTAGGACAACATATTCATTCTACGCTGGAGATCGCGTACTTCTGAATGAGCATGATATTCCAGTTGAGCAACCAGAGGAACTTCTTGGTAAAGAATTCTGGAAGTATATTGGTGAGATTGATCCTGAAGAGAAGGAACTTGCTTGGTATCGTAATGCTAACGTACACTTGCTTGCTGAGGTTATTGAGTACGATGCATATTACTATGACAACGAGACTCATAACCCAAGCTTAGAGGTTGATGACGAAGTCGACACTATTGATCCAGCAGAGCTAGAGTATCCTGAGGACGACGAAGCCGATATTGACGAGTCTGAAGAAGTAAGCACTGATACGGACGATGACGATGGAATTACAATCAATTAAAGACTATATTTTGAATAGAGAGGTGGTGAATTGACAATTGCCCACTAAATCTAAAAAGAAGAGAGGCATGAGTATTACCGCCATGTCTGAATTGTATTTCAAATGGCTTATCAATCATATTGATTATGATAATGAAGACGATGAGCTATTTATTTATGATTTATTTCTCTGCGAGTTTAGATGGATTCATCCGAATGATGTAAATCGTAAGATGGATGCGTTTGAACTTCGCAGAGATTTCTCGATTGATGAAGGATTGTACTATTCTGAGTATGAGACTTTCAAATCCGTTAAACCTAATTGCCTTGAGGTACTAATTGCTCTCGCACAGCGAATTTCTGACGATATTTTGGATGAATGTGAGAGTGGCTATGGTACGGACGGATGGTTCTGGGAACTAGTCAAAATCTTTGGTTTGAGGCGTACAAGATTGCCCAAAACATTCAAATATTTTGAATTAACAAAAGAGTTCCAAAAAGGTAACATTTCGTCCAAAAAGGTAACAAAAAGGTATCAAAAAGGTAACAAAAAGGTAACAGATTTGGAGATTTGGTATCAAATTGCAGACTATGTAAGTAATTTTTATGACATGGAAGATGACTACATCGATTGAAAAAAGTAACATTTGTTACCTTTTTGGGTGATTTTGTTACCTTTTTGTTACCTTTTTGGGTAATTTGAAGGTATACGATTTCCATGTTGACCTGCGGTTTGTTACCTTTGTTACCTTTTTTTTAATATAATTTAT